TCAAGCGGAACTGCCTGTACCTACGGAGCAAACTTTACTCAGTTTAATACTTTTGCAAATGGTGAATATACAGCAAGAGGATTTAAATTCAGATGCGAACTTGAATCAAATGACCCAGCACAAAACATAAATATCACTGAACTTGGTTTTGAAGCAAGTGTAAAACGTAGAACAGAAACTATTAACACTTCAATAGCATCTGGAACTTCTGCAAAGACTGTTACTTTTGTAAATCCTTTTTTTACTGGTACTGGATCTCTTGGAGGGTCAACAACTGCATTTCTGCCCACAGTAGGAATTACTCTTGAAGGTGCTAGTACAGGTGATTATTTTAAAATTACATCTATAACAGGAACACAATTTGTTATAGAGGTAAGAGATATAAATAATAATCCTAAAAATCTTAATTTTAGGTATACAGCTATCGGGTTTGGTAAAGGAAGCTAAATATGTTTATATTTAAGTTATCAACTATCATATACTTATATAAAAAAGGACTAAGTAATGGCAACACATGATTATGATATAGCCAACCAATCTGGTGCGGCATTTAGAACAGATTTAAATAATGCCCTTGCTGCAATACAATCAAATAACTCTAACTCTTCAAGTCCAGCAACCACAGTAGCGTATCAATGGTGGGCTGATACAAGTACTAATATAATGAAACTTAGAAACTCATCAAATAACGCATGGATAGAGCTATTTCAATTAGATGGAACAATTACTCTGGAAAATGGCTCTGCAAGCACCCCTGCACTAGCTTTTAGGGATGATTTGAATACAGGTATTTTTAGTTCTGCTAATGATGCTTTAGACATTGCAACTGGTGGAGTAAGTAGAGTTCAAATAGATAGTTCAGAAACGACTTTTAATGAAAGTGGTGCAACTACAGATTTTAGGATTGAAGGTGGAACAAGTACGCACTTATTTTTCTTAGATGCAAGTACTAACAGAATTGGTATAGGTGCAAGCACTGTGGATCGACAAGTTCATATTGAAGGTACTGATAATGTGTTATTAAAAGTTCAAAATAATCAAACTTTATGCTTGATGGAGTTTGAGGATACTGATACAACTGCTGGTACTAGACCTTCTATAGGAGCCGATGCAAATAATTTAATATTTTTTACAGGAGGTTCAACAAGTGGTGGTTTCGATTCTACTGGAAGATTTGGTGTCGGTACTCTCTCTATGGGAACTTTTAATCAAAATGCTGATGACATTGTCATTAATAATTCGGCCAATGGTGGTTTAAGTATAATCACAGGGACATCAAATACAGGAAGAATAGCTTTCGGGGATGCTAATGATGACAATATAGGTCAAATTAGGTACGATCATTCAACCAATGATATGGTTTTTGATGTAGGTACTAATGAAATGATGAGAATTGAAGATGATAAAGTCAGAATTTCTCATAGCACTTACTCTGCGTCAGGCCATGCAGATGATTTAATTGTAGGAATACAAAACAGTGGTCACAATCGTGGAATAACAATTTTAAATCACAGTGGGCAAGATGGCCGACTTATGTTTGCAGGGTCAAACAATAATGATGGAGCAATAAAATATTCTCATGGTGGAAATACAATGCAGTTTGATGTTGAAGCAGAAAATGTAGTTGTACTCGACAACACTTCAGTACAAAACAATCCTCTTATGAAATTAAAAAAACCAAATGCAGCTTCAAACGTGCAAAGCCACATGATTCATTTGATAGTGGGCGGCAATGACAGAGGTGCATTAATAGCTGCATCATCTTTTGGAGGTTCAGCGATTGTAGGTGCAATATCTGACTATCGAGTTAAAACAAATATAAGAAATTATACAGATGGCTGGGACAATATAAAGGCATTACCTGTAAAAATATTTGATATCAATAAAGAAGGTGAAGAAGCCAAAGATATCAAAGGCTGGATTGCACATGAAGTGCAAGCTGTAATACCTGAGGCTGTATGTGGAACCAAAGACGCAAAGAATGAAGATGGTTCTGATCAATACCAATCACTTGGATATAATGTATTTATGCCAGATGTTGTGGGTGCATTGCAAACAGCGATGACAAAAATAGAAACATTAGAAACTAAAGTTGCAGCATTAGAAACTGCTTAGTAATATTGGATTACTCTAATTATTTTTATGGCAACACCACAAGAACTCTATGACGAAACAAAAACTCGTCACGATTTAAATATTGCAAAATTACAAATGTTAGAAAAAGAAATACAGCAGAAAATTGCAGAAAAAAATCAACTTATGCAACCAATTATTGAAGATCAAGGGGCATTAAAACAATTTGCAAAGTTACCTGATGTTGTTACTGAACCTGTTGAAACAGTAGAATCAAAATAAAAAATTTATCATCATGGCTGTTACTTGGAATGTTGTCTCTTACAGTGGAGACAAAACTGTAGGAAGTTTATCTGATGTTGTTACTGTTGTTCACTGGACTGCAAGTGACTCAGAAACTGTGGGCAGTGGCGATTCTGCTGTTCAACATATTGGCTCTAGTTATGGTTCTGTAAATCTTGCTGCCCCTGATTCTTCGTCATTTATTGAATTAGCCTCTGTTACAAAAGATAATTTTATTTCATGGGCTAAAGCTGCACTAGGTTCTGATGAAGTAACAGCTATTGAAACAAAAATTGCTGCACAAATATCAGAATCAAAAACCCCAACTAAATTTTCTGGTGTACCTTCGTAGTCATATATGAAGTAATTAAGTATAAAGGGGCTATAGTTGGAATAATTAACAGCATTGATATAATTAAAGTGTGAGAGATTGCTTTTAGTATTGCTTCTTTAACCATGTTGCTTGATCGTATTATTAAAATTATTTCTATTCTGTCATTCTTGATGTCAGTTTCAATGGCAGCTTTCGGATATGTAGCAATTCGCTATATGCAAAGCCCTGAATTTGAGAGGACTTTGAAAAACAAGATCATGGGAAGTCTGGAAAGCAAATTACCAGATGTGATGGCAGATAAGATACCAAATTTCACAGGGCCATCTGTACAGCTACCAGAACCACCAAAGGTGAACCCACTTGGAAATCCCAAGAATTGAAATACCACAGATAAAAATAAAAGAAATTTATATTCCCAGAACAAGAACATGGGAACAATTTCCAGCAATTTTAGATATTATTGACAAACCTAGAATTGATTATCCTGTTGTAAGTTATCCAACATTCGAGGCTTTACAATATCACCCTGATAAATTTATACCAACAGACCCAGTAAAGCAACCAGAACAAAAACAACCAGATATACCACAGCCGCCAGAATACAAACCCAAAGTCAAAAAAGATAAAGAATTTTTTGTTAAATGTCCAAATGAAACTAATATTCCAGTAGGAAGCTACCCTAATGATTTGAAATTACAAGTCGTTATAGGTCATTCTGTTAAAAATGGTAAGTGCTATGAAATCTTCAGAGATTCAACCTTTATTGAGAAATGGATACCTAGCACTCCTGTTCTTGTTAATACTTCAATTATTGCTGTTACTGCGGCTAGTTCACCCATCATAGCCAATTTGCTAAAAAACCTTATCAAGACTGCTATAAAACGTCTGACTAAATCTAAGCCTAAATCAAAGGCATAAACATAAGCAAGCAAAACTACAAGCCCCTTACAAGCGATTCTGAGCGGAGCAAAATTACTTATTTAGCTCAATTTTGTGTGTATGAGGTATAACTTGATTCATTTTTGGTTTACTTACTATGTCGGAGCAAAGCCCATAGTAATCACTGTCTTTTGAATACTCAGCACCACTAACTCTCAAAGTATGGCAATTTTTCAATCTTGCAAGCTCATAATTTAATCTGGCTGTCGATAATTGTTGTCGCATTATTTTTTCCTGAGTGGTTGCACTTTTGAGGCAAGCATTTTGAAAACGCTTATCAAGTGGGACAGATATTGTAGCCGCTATCCCAAAATTAAAAGAAGTGGCATCTTTGTTGCCGCTATAGTTTTCTCTATAAAACAAAATTTCACCCGCATTTGTGAGGTTGCCATCTTCGTCTGTTGCTTCGTTATAGACTGGCGTATGGAAAATGTAGTCTTGAGGACGCTTTACTGCAACCGAAGTTGTAGCAAATGGGCTAATGGATAATGTAGTTCCAGAACATTGAATACCAGCACCATAGCTGTTCTCTGTCATAGGGCCTGTCAAAACTTGGGTTGCAAAATTACTAACGCTTGATGATGTATTCGACTGAGGATTGGCTATGGTCGAGGTGTTGGCATAGCTAGGCAGACAATAAAAAAGGGTTATCAGTTGGAAAATATAATAGTAGTGTCTGTGACTATTTCTGACTCCACTGTTCTTGTTATATCTATCACTGATTCCAAAGAGGGGCCTTTGTAAAATTCTGAAAATTGAAAAGCGTTGCCCTGTGTGGTTTGCTGCCAGTTTGGTTTTTGATCTAGATTTAAACCTGTCCATTCATAAGTAGTTCCATTTACAGTTTCTGTCACTGTGGCATTTGGCATGGATATTGAATCACAGTTACCGCAAGAAATACCAGAACCAGTGACACTATAGGTATAACCAGAATTGTAGCGAACTTCTTTGATATTTTCTGTGAGATTATTAACGGTGACTGATCTGCTAGTACTTGTCGCACTTGTGAAATTTGGTACTACTGGGATCGCATAAGCTGGACTAACAAAAAATATAAGTGGCAGATATTTCCACATTAATCAACAGTTAAGTCTGTAACGAATTGACCAGTAAGCACAATACCTGTGCCAGTCCCACCATCAAGACTCATTGTATGGTGGTCAAGTGAAATAGAGGCAGTGCCTACAGATCCTTGAGCAGTTGAAGTCAAATCACTAAAGTTTTGCACAGTTCCAAGTGAAGTTATTGCTGCTGATGGAGTCTGGTCACCTTCCAAGTAGGCTTGAGAAAAACTGAAAGTTTCACCAGCTACAGTTTGTGACGCAGTGGGCATGGTCACTGACGGAACTCCCGAACTTACAGTGCCAAAGCCACCTACAGTTGCATTGCTGTTAGAGTCAACAGTAGAAATATTTGTACCGCTTATGCTGTAACTAGATCCCAGTTTATCGGCTGAAGTTGCTGCCGATAAGGATTCCAGTTTGACGCTTGATGTGATTGTACTCTGTATGTCACAATACGCAGCTGATGGAATACAGAGTGCAGCTAGTAATAAGAGCTTTTTCATTTGATACCTACTTTATTGTTCTTATTATCCACTATAACTGGTTTTTTTTGGTTGCCATTCTTACCCTTTATAGAGATTCCATAAGCCGAAGCTATATTTCCCACAAGGCCAGCAGCAAAGGTGTCTAGCCTTATCTTTTCCATGTACCCCAAAGTCATAACGGATAAAGCCCAAACCAAAATTAAAAGTCTGATTCCATGACCAAAATAATCCCGACTCTCCTTTTCTTCTTCTTCCATAAGATTAAGGTTTCTTGTTTATTACTGGCATATTAGCTATGTTTGGAAAAACAAACAAATCATGTCTAAATTTTTTATCAACCTATTTATTAAGTTTGGAAAATCAGAATCTTTGCGTAAAGCTGCTCTATCGCTTTGTAAAAGCTTAGTGGCAAAAACTGATAACGACCTTGACGACAAATTAGTTGAACTTCTTGAAGCTAAATTATTTCCAGTCAAATAATGGATATTATCAAGGCTCTTACATCTACTTACAGCCTTGAGGGTGAATTTGAGGTGCAAAAGTCTATAAAATTTATTGAAAAATTAGAAGATATAGAGCTACTTAAGCCTTATGCCATAAAGCTCTTACAGACAAATGCAAAGCAAGCTCATTTTATAAGTTCTTCGATTGAGGTTATATCTCAACAATCCGCTTATATATTTAAATTAGAAAAACAATTAAAAAAGAAAAA